GGCCTAGCTGATAAAAACGCTCAATATATAAAATGGTGTTTTCAATATCATCATTGCCGTGATTAGCGCGCTCTGCCTGTTGGCGTTCCGCGTTATTTACGGCGGCCGAACCTGTACCGGAAAAGAGTGGTCGGTTCGTTTCCATCACTTGCATTAAGTAGCGGTGATTGTTAAGCGGGGCGAGATTTCGGCTTTCTCGGCGCTTTTTCTGCACTGAATTGACCGTTTCACTCAAACAGTGGGCTAATAATTGAGAAGGCGGGAATAAATCTAGCACTTCGCGCATTAATTTAACCGCTCTTGAGTTGCTTAGCGCTGATTTATCCGGGCGAAATAGTGCAATGTATGAAACCAAAGGGCGGGCTACGCCATATTTTAACTCGGTGAGCAGCCCTAAAATTTCGCGCCCCGCTTCATCTTCTAAAAGTTGGTCTAAATGAATATCGGAGTGGCATACAGGACAGCGGCATAATTTCATAGACCACCTCTTGCTTGCCATTTTTTCAATCGCTCAAGCACTAAACTGGCCATATCATCGCGTAAAGCGCCCACGTTAAGCACTTGAATATTCATCCCGCGCTTAGCGTAAATTGGGTTCACTACGCCGCGCACAAACGCATTGAGCGCGTTTTCTGAGCCGTCTCGCACAAGCCCTTGTTTGCTCATTTCAATCCAAATGGCGCGTATTTTGTACGCAATTCGGCTTTTTACAACCGCACTTTTCCCGCTTGGTGAATGATTTCGGCGGCTGGTTTTCTTAAATCCTTTGGCTTCCATTTCCGCTTCCACTTTCATTAACTCTGCTACGCTCATTTCTTTGCATGATGTTTTCCCGGTAACGCGCTCAAGCATGGCGCGGTAGCTATATTCATCCATTGCCAGTTTTTGCTTGGCAATATGAATTAGCTGGATCAGCTTTGGTTTAGTTTTATGCATTGTTTATTCCTTTTTAAAACACATTATTCAGCCCACTTAAATCCCCCTCTTTCGCAAAGAGGGGTTAGGGGAGATTTAATGGACTGTAAATGGGTTTTAGTACCCCATACGGTGCGCCGTAGTTTCTATTGACATCTCAACAGAGACCTTAAACAATTCAAGCGCTTCAGGATTCTCTTTTTTTCTGATTAAAATACAAACCTCTTGCCCATCTTCCAAATCCCATTTAAAGGCGTTTTTACCTACAATAATTTCGGCAGCATTTGATAGAAATAACTCTTCGGAGTGTTTATATATCCCAAACATTTCCCGAATTATTACATGCAGAACACTTTCTCTTGTTGGCTCAGCACCAGGTAAAAAAGCGTGATATTGATATTCACAAACCATAATCTATTCCTCCGGTAGTTGTGGTAATGGTTGCCAATGTGTAACTTCATCGCTATCTACCAACCATCTATCACCCATCATGCAGTTAATGTTTATAGAGCCAATTTCACCATAAAAAACTAATACTGTTTCACTCATATAATTAGCACCAAGCTCAGGCAATCTATCATCGCAATTAATCCATTCGCTCATACTTACTCCATCATACTCTTCATAAAATCAATCCATTTTTGAGCATCTTCTCTCGTTTTAAAGCATTGAGCGTTTTTAGCTAAATTTTCATCAAAACCACTCCAGAATAAATTTCTACAAACGCAGCCATTGTTAATGTAAAAATAAAGCTCATTTTCTTCTGGCTTAAACGGCTTAGGCAAATCTTCAATGCTAATCTTTGGATCTTCCCACATTCCAATGATGTCATATTCAAGGGTTGCACAATGTACTGATTTACCTGTTAAGTTCCATGATGTCGTATTGATGTAAATACCATCAAATCTATACCCGATTAACGGATATACGGTATCTCTTACCTCTAGCTTTTCAACCTCGTTAAGCAAATTGTATTTAACAACGGCTTTTCCTCCATTTCTCAACATCACAGGCTCGCCATTCAAGGCTGCATCTAAGTTAAATTCTTTCATTTTCTTTCTCCTCAATTTTCATAAATAGCATCCAGTGCGTATTGTTTGCTTTTCCCGATTTATGCCCGAGAATTGGAGTTTTATTTAAGATTGAAATAATCTCACTAACAGGCACTTGAGTTTCATTCCACTTAAAAATAAGAGTGCCATAATCATCTAGCACTCTCATACACTCCTGAAAGCCTTTTAATAACTGATTTTGCCAATCTTTATCTAATCGTCCATATTTCTTCACTAGCCATGAATTATCTCCACCTTGAATTAAATGAGGTGGATCAAATATGACGCACTTGAAAGATTTATCAGGGTACGGCATATCCATGAAGTCATGGATCACATCAGGCGATACTTCTAAATGTCTAATTTTGTCACGATCCTTAAAACTTAGTTTTTGTTCTCTTATATCTGCAAAAAGCACATTTGGATTATCCTTATCAAAGTAAAACATTCTTCCGCCACAGCAAGCATCTAGAATTGGTTTCATCTTATCTCCTTAAAACAAAAGGCGCTCACTTGGAACGCTGTTAAATACTAATTTCTATTTTTGATTACCAAGATTTACCACAGGCAATACAGGCACAAGCGGTTTTGCTGTTGTAGTTGTTGATGAGCTACTGCGGTTTTCATTTATCCAGTCAAATAGTCCCTCCCACGAATCGTAGTCAAGTTTGAGGAATGGGTCATTTCGGTCACTTTCCCAGTGTTTCAGATGCTCATTAACATCGTGCGTAATTACCTCTCGAGTGTTACTGCTTAACATGATCCAGTATGTTTTAACATCGCGAATAGTTTCACTAACGATATAAGTATGGCGTGGTAGGCTGTATCGGACATGACTAATCATTAAATCTTGGAGTTTATTCAGTGGGATTTTGATGTTAATTTCATTCATTTACGTTTTCTTTTCTTTTTAAGTTTACTTAAAATACGTTCTTGTTTTATCGCTCTAAGCTCAGTTTCAAGCATCGTATTTTCCCGTTTTAGTTGATCATTCTCAGCTTTCAGACTTTTAATTAATTCACCCAATTTTCGTAGCTCCAACTCATGGAGTTCGATAGATTTATCAATATGTTTATCTAATCGACTAAGATCTTCCATTAGGACTTTTTCAGCTAGCCGTTTAAGTAATCTCATAATCTATCCCTAATCCCGCCGAATTCTTTTGTTAGGCTATCCACTGTTTTGCCAAGCACGCTCGCCATTAAAACAAAGTCTGCATCAAAACGAGCTGTCACATCTTTTTTTACAATGTCATCGTTCTTCTCGATGATATTGTCGTCAAACTTCAGTCGTTTCAGCGTGCCATCTTCAACCAAGATAAATTTAAGGTTGTTTTCCCACTCAAGCGCGAGTTTAGAGATCAAGCCATTTTGAACAATCTCAATAATTTCCTCGTCTTCAACATCTTTTTGCTTGCAGTGAATAACGCCAAGATCTTCTTTTTCGCGGATTTCCACTTCCTTACGCAAGATTAGCCAATCGGGCGCAGTATCTGTAACCCATTTTGTCATCACTTCACATGGTGCACTATTAAACGCCAACGGTACTACTGGCAAGCTACCGAGCGATTTACGCAAAAGTGCAAGTGCATCTTCGGCTGTTTTACTTGATGCTGCATCAACAAAGATAAGTTGTTTCAATGTGTCGATATAAAGTGCGGTCGTTTTGATACGAGAAAACGCTTGCGGAAGTAGGGTAGCTATCACATCATCCTTTATGGATAATCGTTCTACTTTCTTTAATTTTCGCTGTTCTTTTTCTTCAAGTGCAGTGATTCGTTTATTGAGTTCACGATTCACAACTTCTATTGGTAAAATCTTTTCTTCACGCTTTGCCACAAGTAAGATTTTTCCGTCCGCTTGATGTGCTAAATTTTCTCTGGTGACGAGCGGAGCAGACCAACCGAAATGGCTAACATCTGCCGAACCACACGGAGTAAATTCACATTCTTTGAGTTGTTTCTCGATATTCTCAAAGTCTATTTGTTTTGTTAATTGGTAAATAATTGCATTTTTGAACCAGTACATTTTTATTATTCCTCATAAATAAAAGCCGCTAATTAATAGCGGCAGATTTTAAGCATCATCTTCGTAGTAGTGTTATTCAACTACGAACCCATCTTTAACCTCAACAAACTCACCTATATCATCTAACGTGTACCAAGTATCAGCTTTGATGTTATTTTCACCGACCTTTGATGCTTTAATATGAATTAGCTCTCCAT